GTTGGCGAGCAACGGTTTGATGTAGTTTTCTCCAACCATGCGGTCGAGCATCTGTACCCGCATGAAGTCGTTTCCGCGCTCCAAGGCTTCAGGAAAGTCCTGAACGATGGTGGCGTGGCGATCGTTATTGTCCCGAACATGAGGGACATCCAGCCGACTGAAGAAGTCGTCTATGAGTCCAACTGCGGACCCATCACCGGCCTTGATATGTACTACGGCAAGGTATCTCTCTTGGAGGCAATGCCTTACATGGCGCACCACACTGGGTTTGTGAGCGAAACGCTCAAGAAGTCCATCCTTGACGCCGGTTTCAGCCGGTGCGAAGTCAAAGAGGATGACTGCTTCAACCTCATCGCTGTGGGTGTCGCATGAAGGTTGCCATCTGCACTCCGACCATCAAGAAGCCTTTCCCGGCCTATCTGAACTCGCTGGAGGCCAGCGCCCCGGTATTGGACGCGGCGGGTATTGAGCATTCGACCATCTTTGAGGTCGGTTGCCCATATATCAGTGCTGCACGGGCGACCACGCTGACCAAGGCGATGAAGTGGGGTGCCGATGTGGTGGTGTTCATCGACCACGACCTTGAGTGGAAGCCGGAAGATTTGGTCAGGCTGATTCAGACCCCTGGAGACGTTGTGGCTGGAACCTACCGCTACAAGACCGACGAGGAAGTGTCCTACATGGGTGCGATCAACACCGATCCGGAGGATCACCGCCCGATGGGACGGAAGGACGGCTGCTTAGACGCTTACCGCATCCCTGCCGGGTTTATGAAGATCACCATGGAAGGCGTCGAGAAGTTCAAGGTGGCTTACCCTGAACTCGTCATCAACGATGGTGGGGTCGATCTGTTCAACCACGGCGTACATAACGGCGTCTGGTTTGGCGAGGACATGGCTTTCTCTCGCCGTTGGTGCGATGAGATGGGCGAGCAAATCTGGCTCATCCCCGACATGGACTTGCACCACCACGACTCCAGCGGCAACGTGTTCAAAGGCAACTACCACCAATTCCTGCTCGCCCAACCTGGCGGCATCAATCACAAGGAGTAATCATGGCTGTTCTCATGCGAAGCCCTGAAGGCGCACAAGCGCAAGTCAGCGTGACCGAAGCCGAATACCTCAAGACCTTGGGGTGGGTTGAGCGCAGTTACGACGAGTTCAAGAAGAAGCCAGCCATCGCTCCTGCGGTTGAAAAGCCTGTCGAATCAGTTACAATGGACGAACAACCCGCTCGCCGTGTTGGACGCCCCCGCAAATACGAATAAGGTAGTCCATCATGGCAACAGCCCAGACCATCATCGACCGCGCCCTTCGCCTGATTGGCGCACTGGAGTCTGGCGAGTCGGCCAGCGGTAACGAAGCCACCGATGCCTTGACTGCGCTCAATGCCATGATTTCTTCGTGGCAGAACGAGCGGCTGTACGTCTATGCGATGGTCGATACCGCGCTGACGCTGACCATCTCGGATGCCAGCTACACGGTCGGGCCTTCTGCCAACTTCAACGTCACGCCCCGCCCGACCAAGATTGAAGACATCTACGTTCGTGATGCAGGTATCGACTACCCGGTGCAACTGGTCGATTTCGAGCGTTGGGATGCCATCCCAGACAAGTCGGTGACTTCGGACCTCCCCGACACGGCGTACTACAACCCAACCTATACCACCGGAACCCTGCAATTGTGGCCGGTGCCTAGCAAGGCAGTCTCGCTGCACATCGTCACTTGGTCTACGCTCTCGGAGTTCGCCACTTCGGCTACTTCGGTCAGTCTGCCTCAAGGCTATGAGCGAGCCTTGGCGTATGGATTGGCCGTTGAGCTTGCACCTGAGTATGGTAAAGAAGCAAGCGCCACCGTGGCAGGTACTGCCCGTGAGGCGATTGCCAACATCAAGCGTGCGAATAATCAGCCGATGGTGGCCTATACCGAACTCGGCATGATGATGTCGGGCGGGAAGTCTGACATTGTTTCTGGCGGGATGATCGCGTAATGCCTCGCCTGCCCCTCGCCATCCCGCTAGACGCCCGTTCCGCAAGCAGCACCAAGGACGGGCGTTTAACCAATGCGGTGGTCGAAACTTACCAAGGCAAGACGGTGGCGACAGCGAGGCCAGGGTTGGTACAACTCGCCGCGCAAGCCGGAACTGCGAACGGTACGCAGTGCCTCGACGGTGTGTTGCTGACGATCTACGGCGGCAACCTATACAAGACGACCGCCATGACCTTGGTGAGCGCCGTTGATAACGAGCCTTACGACTTCGCGCACAGGCCGACATGAGACTCCCCATAGCCATCCCGCTGGACACCCGCGACGGCACGTTGGATCAGGATGGACACCTGACCAACGCTGTTGCTGAGTCCTATGAGGATAAGGTTTATGTGTCCACCCGCCCCGGCCTGTCGTTGGAGGCAAACCGCGACGGCGCGGCTAACGGGATATTCTGCTTCGACGGAACTATCATCACCATATGGGGTACGACGATAGAAGATTACGTTCCTGCATCAACCACCGCGTACAACGCCGGTACAACGTATAGCATTTTTGACACGGCGATTTATCTTGGTACGGTTTGGCTCTCTTTAGCAAATGGAAACCAGGGGAACACTCCGGCTTATGGCAGTGATTACTGGTCAACTTCTCCTGCCAATACTACTTGGCAAGACAGTACAGAGTACGACATAGGTAGCACGGCAGACGTATTTGGAATCACCTACTATAGCCTCGTTGATAACAACATAGGTACAGACCCCGTTACTTACCCTAATTTGTGGTCGACATCTTCACCTGGAAGTAGCAGGTTTACGTCGTCGATAACAGTAACTCTTCCGGATGGGTTTACGCAGGTTACGGCGGATGGTCAAACGTCAGCGACAGCCACGGCGGCAGGATACTCTGCGTATTTAGACTTTCCGTATATAGGTTCTTGTAGCAACGCTTGGACTAATGGTGTTAACACCCCGTTTTGGTGGGAGTTTCTAAGCGCTTCAGTAGCTTCTGGAGTAACAGTTAAGATATGGCAATCAAACAACTTAGTAACCCCGTGTTCTGGAACTATTACTGTAAGCTCACCATCATCTAGTTTTGGCTCTGTAACCCAACTTGTATGACATACGATTTTGCACAGGGCGAAGACATGACCACCCTATTCCTAAAGACCACCACGAACGCTTACACCTTTGACGGCACGACGCTGACTGCCGTTACGGATGTGGATTACCCGGCAACGACGGTGCGTGGAACCTGTTACCTCGACGGTCGGTTCTTCGTCTGTACCCCCGCTGGAAAGGTCTATCAATCGGCCCTTGAGGACGCTCAATCTTGGGCTGCTCTGGAGTTCATCGGGGCGAACAAAGAGCCGGACCAAGCGGTGTTCCTCGCCAAGTATCGTGATTACATCATGGTGCTGAAGGAGTGGAGTACGGAGTTCTTCTACGATGCGGCCAACGCTTCGGGCAGCATCCTTCAGCCGGTGGGCAATATGTTCTCGCTGATCGGCTGCGCCAGTGCCAACAGCGTCCGAGAGACTGCCGGTTCGGTCTATTGGATGGGGACGACCAAAGACGGTTTTGGCCGGTCGATTTACAAGATGACCGAATCCCAACCCCAGAAGGTCAGCACGGTTCAGGTCGATAAGATTCTGGACAACGATGACCTCTCGGCGGTTTCAAGCTGGACGGCAAAGTTGGGAGCGCATACGTTCTACGGCATCAACCTGACGGGCATCTCTCTGGCGCTCGACATTGGAACCGGACTATGGAGCGTATTCACCTACCTGACCGATTCCGGCGTGGATAAGACCATCACGGCGATCAGCACGGCGGGGGTTGTCACCGCTACGGCACACGGTTACTCGGATGGCGACATTGTGAAGATCAGCAGCACCAATGCCAGTTGGAACGGGTGGCATGTGGTCACGGCGGTATCGACCGACGCCTTCACGATCCAGGGTACAGGTACGGCATTCTCTGGTTCCGGTGTGTCCGAGAAGCACACCGAAGGCGTGTTTCCGATCAAGCATTCGACCTCCTGCGGTGGTAAGCAGATTATGCAGGCCGATGACAAACTATACGAGTTCTTGCCCGACGTTTATACTGATGAAATTGGAGCGATTGCTACCCGCGTCCGTACCGTCAAGTTCGACGGCGGGAACGCTAAACGCAAGTCGATTTCCGAAGTTGAACTGGTCGGAGACAAGGTTTCCGACTATGCTGTAATGCGGCATTCGGATGATGATTTCACGACGTTTAGTGACTTTAGGAACGTCGATTTGAACGCGAACAGATCGCGGTTGCGTCGGATGGGAAACACCAACCGCCGCGCTTTTGAAATTCTCCATGTCGGTGACTCTGCCATCCGGCTGGAAGCACTGGAAATTGAGTTCCAGCAGGAAAGGAGTTAGGAAATGGCCTTACTGGTTAATGTCAACGGACGTTGGGTTCCTGAAGATTCTCAGGAGGCTCAGTTCTATATTCAGGGCAAGCAGCGTGAGGCTGACGCCCGCAAGTTGGCTGAAGAACAGCGCAAGAGCGGCATGGTCATGGACTTGGCTCGAATGGCCGATCCGTTTGCCCCGCAGCGCGGTCAGTACCAAGGCCAACTCAGCGACCTGATGCGCGACCCGAATACGGCGGTTCAGAACAACCCGTTCTTGAAGGCGCAGATGGAAGCGGGTACTGAGGCTGCAAATCGGAAACTCTACCAGATGGGCATGGGGTCTTCCGGCAACGCGGCGCTTGAACTACAGAAGCACGGCATGTCCCAGATGGGTGACAGCTTCTTCAAGTTGGCTGACCTTTTGGGTGGCTTCTCTGGAGCGAAGGCTGACCCTTCGGCGGGAGCGAGTGCGGCGCTTGGCGCGATGGGGTTGCAAGAGAAGCAGCGGCAGCACGACATTGACTACAAGTACAAGACGACCCCGCAAGTTGCCGGATGGTCGGGGTACGGGCAGGCGGCGTATCAGAAGCCGACCGATTTCTCCATGAGCGGATATTGGGGAGGCTAAATCATGGCAATGACAATCGCAGACCTCTCTCCTGAGATGCTTCGTAAGATGTATGGCGACCGCTTCATGCTGTCCCAAGGCGATCCAGTCATGTTTGATGACGGCTCGCTTGACGGCCCGATGGGTGACTTGGACGTTCCCCTCCCCTCCGACTACGGGATGGAGAACGAGGCCCGTCGCTTGTCGAAGTACCCCGCCCCGCCGATCCCCAACATGGGCGATAGCGGCTTCTCCATGCAGGGCGGCGGCGGCGGTCAGCCCGCACCCGCCATTCCGCAGTCCGCGCCCATGCCGGAACCGCAGAACTTCTTTCAGCGCACGACCCCTGGAAATGTTGGCCCGAAGGTCAGCATGGACTATGCGGTTGAGCGGGGCCAACCCCGTCAGGCTGAATACTCCCGCCCTATTGAGATTGCTGGCTTCGGCAAGGGCTACCCCATCAAGGGCGAGCCTAATGCCTATGTGATGAACGATGGGAAGATTCTCAGGCTGCGTGAGCCGGTGGATCAGAAGACCGCGATAGCGCAGCAGGAACTCGCTTTGAAGCGGGCGCTGACTGAGGCGCAGATTGCGAAACTGAATCGTAGCGGGCAAGCTGGACCGGGTGGGATGCCTGCTGATCTTCGGCTCGAAAAGGATCAGCGTTGGAATCCTGAGACTCAGCGCGTTGAGGCAATACCCGGCTCCAAGTTGTTCATGGCTCAGAAGGACAAGTTCGCCAAGGACTACGGTTCTGCCGCTCAAGCCATCGACAAGGCTGACATGGCGGTGTCGAAGATTGACGAAATCCTTGACCCCAAGAACAAGTGGGGCTTCGACATGAACTTCGGTGGTGTCAATGCGCTTGCCACTCAGTACCTTCCCGGCTCATACGACATGGGCAACAAGATTGACTCGCTGAAACAGTCGATGAAGCAGGTTGGTCTTGAAATGATGCGCCAAGGTGGTTCCATCGGTCAGATGACGCAAGCCGAATGGCCGATTGTTGAGCGGCAGATTGAGTCGCTTTCACCGACCCTGACTGAAGACGAAGCGCGGAATGTCCTCGGTCAGATCAAGGGCAAACTCGGCTCAATCGCTGCGCGCTCCAAGGACATCTACCGGACGGAATGGGCTGACTCGCCGTTCTACAAGGAAATCAGTGCAGGGAAACCTTCGGCTGGCGGTCCAGAACACAAGTCCGACTGGATTGCTAGGGCCAAGGAGAAGAATCCCGGTATGTCTGGAGCGGCGATTGAAGCTGAGTACCTTAAGAAATTCGGGAGATAAGAATGGCTTTTATCGACCCTGACGACGATTCAGCGCCGTCTGGATTTGTTGATCCAGACGCAACTAGCCGCCAACCTAAAGGCCCGGTAAAGATTGGACGGGAAGCCTTCGGAGACATCTTCCGCGAAGAACTGCTTGGCAAGGATTGGGCGACCCGCAACATCATTGGTGCTGGGTCTGCTCTCTCGTCTGCATGGGAAGGCATCAAGGGGCTGGCTGGTCAGAGTGACCCGACGCAGGTTCAAGCCACTAAGATCATTGCCGAAGAAGCCCCGGTCGGTCGGATTGCCGGTGAAGTCGCCATGCTCGCTCCGACGATGGCTATTCCCGGTGCGGCAACGGCCCGTGGTGCTGCTCTAATTGGTGGTACGACTGGCGCAGTACTGACTCCAGGCGACCTCAAGGAACGCGCCTTTGCAGCGGGCGCAGGGGCTGCTGGTGGTGCATTAGGTGCCAAGCTATCCAACACGCTTGCAAAACAGGCTCCAATCGGCCCATCTCAGGCTGTCAGAACGATGGAGCAGGAAGGTGTTGGCGTTACTCCGGGCGTCAATATCGGTGGCCTTGCTCGCCGTTTCGAGGACCGTCTGACTTCGGTTCCGTTCCTTGGCGATGTGATCGAACGGGCGAGGATTCGCAACGTCGAGGACTTCAACAAGGCGGCACTCCGCAGGGCGCAACTTCCAGGATCGCAGGTTGGCGATGACATTGGCGGCGGGGCTTTGCAGACGATTCGCGGCGAACTCGGAGATGCCTACGAGAACGTCCTGAAGAACGCTCGCGTCGATGCGCTTGACCCTCAGTTCGTCGGGCAGTTGAACACGCTTCGCCAAGGGGTTCAGAACCTTCCGGCCCAAGAGGCGAAGGTCTTCGACAACATCCTTGACCGTGAAATCTCTCAGCGCCTTGCGCCGAACGGGCAACTGAGCGCAACGAACCTTCAGCAAGCCATGTCAGGGCTTCGCAACGAGGCCGGGAAGTTTGCTCAATCGACAGACGCATATCAGCGGTCGCTTGGCGATGCGCTGAAGCAAGCCGGTTCAGAATTGATGGACTTGGTGCGTAAGAGCAACCCGAAAGTTGCAGAGGACTTGAAGAAGATCGACGCAGCGTATGGCAACTTCAAGATCGCGCAGAAAGCGGCTACTTCTCTTGGCTCCAATGAAGGCGTATTTACCCCCGCTCAACTGATGAATGCGATCAAGGCGGCTGACAAGTCGAAGGACAAGCGGGCCTTCTCTGAAGGCACCGCACGGATGCAGGGTTTGGCTGCGGCAGGTAAAGAAACCTTGCTGTCGAAGATTCCTGATAGCGGCACGGCGTCACGCCTTATGGGTACGCTCAACCCGCTGTCCATCGCATCCATGCCTGCCGGTCTTGCCATGTCGATACCGGCGTCTGTTCTGTACTCTCGCCAAGGCCAGAAGACGCTGAGTGCTTTGGTCAATAAGGGAATTCGACCGACCGCTGAAGTGTTCCGCAAGGCAATGGCAAGTAACCCTGAAGGCATGGCGCTTCTGTACTCGACTGTGCCGCGTGTTGAGCAACAGTAATGGCCAACAAACTGACCCCTCCACAACCAACAGGCATCGGCCCGCTAGATCGGTGGCTGAACCTGTTGTGGCGGTATCTGAATCTGGATGGGCAGATTGACTCTACTGCCGTTTCGATGCCGGCTGCCGATGGTACGCAAGACGGTACGTTGCTTTACGATTGGTTCAACACTGCTTCGGCAGGTCAGATCAGCGGCGGAACAATATCGGCGGTCGGAACCAACATCACGGTAACTGCTGGTGTTGGGCTTATCAAGGTTGGATCAACCCCTGACGACAATACGGTTGCTTGCGATTGGGATGCGCTTGGATCAACTGCTCTGACTGATAGCCGTGTCACATGGGTTTGCGTCGATTACAACGCAGGCAGTCCGCAACTGACACTGTTGGAGACAACCACATCGACTGAGCCGGCTGCACTGAACTACAACTCCTGCTTTCCGCTTGGGTATTGTGTCAGAGAAGGCAGCACGGTTCATGTCACGAATAACCCACGCCGCGTTGAGGATGCAATCGGAGGTTTGATCCGAAGATTCCACCAAACATTGCCGCTTGCAAGAGATGAGCTTGTTGGTGGCCTGATGATCGGAGAGACTGGCACCAGGAACATTACCCTTTCGAGCGGGTATCTGTTCGACCGTCAAAACAGATTCACCATATCCGCGATCAACACCAGTTCTGGCGGCTCGTTTGACGCCTACTACCGTGATGGGGTTGGTGGATTTACCAAGGTTGCAGCATCAACTCAATGGCCGAACACGCAGTACGACAATGGTTCTGGAACGCTCGCAACATTAGGTGCAAACAAGTACGCCAACTTGTTTTGGTACTTGGAGCTTGATGGAAACTTGGTCATGGTTTATGGCCGAACGGAGTACAACACCGCCGCCGCCGCCGCGCTAGAGGCTTTGCCATCGACTCTCCCGCTAAGGACACAAGTTGATGGTCGGCTCATTGCAAGGACAACGTTCAAAAAGTCCGACGCAACACTTACGGCAATCGACTCTGTTTTCTCTGCTGTCTTCACAGCCGCAGCGGTAACGACCCATAACAACCTGTCGAGTCTGCAAGGCGGAACAACGGGCGAGTATTACCACCTGACTTCTGCTGAATATGCAGCCCTTGGCACTGGTGGTAGCTCCACAAGCAACCTGATTAGCACTCCAACGACAATTGCTACGGACACTAGCTACATCGTTATGAGTTACCTTACAATTACATCTGACCTTACCGTAAACGGTAATCTAGGGGTTCTCTGATGGCTCAAATCATTCTTGAAGAAGGCGCTGCTCCTAGCACTCCGGCTACAGGCAAGGTAGCAATCTATGCGAAAACGGACAGTCTTTTCTACGCGAAAGACGACGCCGGGACAGAGACTTTGCTAGGGGCTGCGCAAGCCTCAACTCTGCAATCATCGGCTCTTTCTGCAACAGCCATTATCAACGGGCGGCTCGACTACAGCCTGTCGGCCAACACCCTAATCTGCCGACTCAAGACGCAATCGGGCGGCGACCCCTCGGCCAGTGATCCAGTCAAGGTGGCCTTCCGTTCCTCGACCCTCACCG